TCTTGATGTCACTATTGAGCTATCTGCTAATGAACATTTTGAATACATGATAGCGGCCTATCATGGAGAAAATATTGCTACAAAAGAAGAAGCACTTGACGGGGAATCAAATGATAAAATAATGACTCCTTTACGTGTAAAAGAAGTGTTAAATGCCCGTGAAAATGAAATTGTTACAAGTAATGTATTTTCAGCAGCTTTTATGCGGAGTGGGCAAATATCATTCATGAGACGTGGACCGATATTAATTGTGAATGGAACAGTCACAGTGAAGACGGCACAAGCTGCATTAACAGATTTATTTGTCCCTGATTTAGGAGGAAAAGTACCTCTAAACAATGCTGGGAATATTTTAGCGATATCTGATAAGGCTCCATACACAAAAAGATTTTTAATTTCTTCTAATGGCGGTAATTTTAGGACAATCTCTGCATTGGAAGTAGATGAGTATCTAGCATTTAGTGGATCAATTATGTTAGCGCCTTAAAAAGAGAAACTTTTAGTTAAGCACACTTTCGAGTGTGCTTTTTCAATTATTGAAAGGAAGGCGGAAAGCATGTGTTAGAAAAATTTCTGGAAATTAACAGTTTCTTGATGGCAATTGGATTAGGGGGATTCTTAAAGATTTTCCACAATATTTATAAAGCGGTCAAGGGAAATAAGGATCAAACGGAAAATAGATTCAAACGTTTGGAATATGCGAATGTAGCCATTCTGCATGACAAAATTTATAAGCAATGCTCCGAATTTTTGGAGCAGGGTTGGATTTCTATAGATGATCTAGAAAATTTAGAGTACTTGTGGCGTGGATATCGGGAACTTGGCGGTAACGGAACTGGAGAAACACTGTATAAAAAAGTGTTGGATTTACCGAATAAACTAAAGGAGGAAAAATAGTTATGGATTTATCATTTATTACAGAAAATTTTGTACCAGTTATTGTAGTTGCCTGTTTAATAGTTGGGTATGTAATCAAGGTTACGCCGCTATTTAATAAAGTAGCGAACGCTTATATCCCTTTGATTGTAGCAGCGTTAGGAGCGATTTTGGGCGGTGTTATGAACGGTATAGGCGTGGAGTCAATTGTTTATGGCGCAGTGAGTGGTTTAGCTTCTACAGGCTTGCATCAAATGTTTTCAAAATTATTGAATTTAGGAGGGAATGAGTAACATGGACATGAAAAAAGCGAAGGAACTTTACGAAAAATCGAATGATAAAAACGTAGGGTTGCAACCTCAACCAAAAGAAATCGAAAACATTAAAGAAGAAAAAGAGGAGAAAAAATAATGGCTATTAATATCGAAAAAGGATTAGCCGTCGTTCAAAAATTTGTAAATAATTGCTACTACAGCATGTATGGTTCTCGCTACTATACGGATGGTACATGCGACTGTTCAGGCTCTGTTTATCGTATTTTGCGCGAATCTGGTGGTTTTAACTATGGATATATTCCTAGCACTGAAACACTACATGACTATCTTTTAAAGCTAGGGTATGAAAAGATCGCAGAAAATACAGACTTTCCAATGCAACGCGGCGATGTAATTATTTTGGGGAAAAAGGGTTACTCTGCAGGGGCAGGCGGTCATACAGGCGTAGCACTAGATAATCAAAACTGGATTGAATGCACTGGTTGGAAAATGACTACGATCATTGCTAATCACGATCAACGATGGGTGATGGCCGGATGTCCTTATTTTTATGCGTACCGTTTAAAAACTGGAGCATCTAGCTCAACATCGTCGAATACAGCGACAACAACAACTGCAACTGGAAATAAAAACGGTATCGCGATTGACAACGTGTCGAAAGATCAAGCGGTTAAAATGGTGCAACGCATTCAAACACGATATGCATGGACTTTATTGCGCGATCAAGTAAAACGAGTGTTGCAACCAAATAAAGTTTATACTCTAGTTATTTCTTGTGACAGCAAATGGAAATATGAAAATGCAGTAAATCGCTTGAAACAAGAACTAAAGTCATACTATCCAACTTATATGCAGCAAAATATTGCGATTGTTGATGGAGATAAACCTATCATTAAAATTGAAGCTAGGAATCTTAATGATGAACAAAGC